TTATGCTGTGGTCTGCTCTGTATTCAGTGGCCTGTTTTTCGCCTGTTCCAGCTTTTTCAGTATCCGCTGTTTATTTTTCAGCTGTGTTGCAGGAATGGCCTGTACATAGTCGTAGGCATCTGTAAGAATCTGCTTTGTGTACAGATTTTCCAGCGTCTGCATCTGCAGTCCCTCACTCCACGGGGTAGAATTGTCAGACTGCACCACCCATGACATCTGGCTGCTGTCCACCTGTGCAAAATCAAATTCAATCAGTTCTGACGCGCCTTTGTCACCAGAAAACTCAATATATCTTGCACCGTATTCTGCCCTGATTATATCCATTACAATCAGCACACAGTCCTCCAGAAACTGTGCAAAATACTGCTTCTGATTTTCAAGAGGTATTGTGGCAGAACGCTGTACCGCCAGAATAGCTGATGTATTTTCCGGGTTTACATTACCAAGAGATGTATCGTTTGCACCCATGAATTCCTTTGTATAGGCAATGGTTTTTTCCACCAGGTCCATAAGCTGCTGTGACATATCGCTGGCTCTGAAGGATGTGGCCACAGCGTCATTGGGATTACCTATAACTCCTATAGCTGCGCCCACTTTGTTTGTCCATCTGTCCAGTTTGGTTTTATCAAAAAATATTTTCGGAAATGCCATGGTTTTCTGATGCAGCAGTGCCATAGCCCACAGTTTGTTCACTGCTATCTGGTTTGGTATCAGATTTTCCACCACGCCAACACCATGATAGCTGTCTTTCTGTGCATCCCATCTGAAAGTCGCCACAGGATACAGGCTGTACCCAAGACATACCGGTGGCGTCACCACACCGCCCTTTATCACCTGTGTATACCACACCCTGCCGTCTTTTTTGTACAGTTTTGTAATAACTGTCACCATAGGAATTGTTTCAATACTTCCCAGCCAGTTTTCATCCGCTTTGAAATTTTTGATTTCACAGCGGTTTTTCTTTGCCTGTTCTTTCACATCCTCAAGATATTCCCTTTTTTCTATCAGAATAAAAGGTTGTTTCTGTATGTCGCTGATATAAGGATTGGCAAACAATATATTTGTGCTCCTCAGTATTTCACATGAAACGCTGTCGCCGTTGTAATACCAGTGCAGATAACCGTCGCCTGTGACAGCGGCATCCATAACAACATTATACGCAGTTGTTTTCAGCTTACAGCTTTCCACAATCTTTTCCAGCTGCATATTCATTATGTCAGCTGTTCTGACGTTGTTTTCGGTGTTGCTGTAAGGGGTGATAAACACATTTATCTCTTCGCCGGCCACCATTGCAGTCAGGAACGAACAGACTCTGCGGATAAAGTTCAGCACCGGCTTGTCCAGATCCGGGGCATATACCCCCTCCCACTGTTTTCCTATGTAAAAATTTTCATGCTGCTGTGTTTTGTTGTAGTAATCCTGCAACAGATTGTAATTTGTGCATTTTCTGTATTCTTCCATTATACTTTTTACATCTGTTTCAATCCTCACGGTTTATCTGCCCCCTTCCGCTGCCGTCATAGTTCATAAGATTCTGCCACTGGCTGTTTTCCCCGCTTTTTTCCTTTACACATCTGTCTTTTGTCAGAACTGCAATCCATTTTCGGTATTCGGTTATAAAGAAAACCAGCATGGCACCCAGTATCAGTCCGGTAATAAAATCAGTCAAGTGTTACCCTCCTTTTCTTTCAGCACCTTTTCATAGGTCAGCCATGCACACAGCCAGATAACGCTGCCCTGTGTGATGCCTGCAAAAATACATGATGCCAGTGCCATGGAATCAAGTATCATATTCACACTGGTCAGATGCAGCATTGTCACAGCACATGAACACACCAGCAGTACCAGAGGTATAAATTTATTCTTTATGCTGCTTCTTTTCACAGCCAGCCCTATCCCCCACAGCATAGGCACCAGTATAAGCAGCTGCGGGTCGATAAACTCCTGTATCATTTCTATATTCATAACCATTCTCCTTTACATTATATGGTTAGGCATTGTGGCCTCTATTCTGGAAACCCTATTCAGCAAGTCATAATGCCTTTCATCCTGTTTTTCCTGTTTTCGTTTTATATCATCAATACCGGCTTTCACATAGCCTATCTCCGATATTATTGTGGCTGTCTCCCTTGACCGCCTTTCCAGGTCCTGTCGTGACAGTCGTCTTGCACCCAGCAAGCCCGAAATCATTCCTGCAAGAGCGGTAACCACACTGATTAAAACTGTAAGTTCTATTTTCATTGTCCTCTCCCTGTTTTATCGGTCTGTTTCCTCTATCCAGAAATCAATACTGCTTTTTATGTGCATATTGTCCTTTACAGCCTGTTCATAGCTGATGCCCAGATTTTTATTGTACCTGTGCTGTACCACCAGTGCCGCCAGCCAGCGGGCTTTTGTATTATTATATTTTTCACCGGTGGTATTGATTACACTGTCTGTCATCACAGGTTGTCCACGATGGAATTTATCTGTTCCACCACTGCACACATATGGGTCAGCTGGGCTTTCAGTTTTTCATTTTCCCGCTGCAACTGCTCTATTGTGTCATCACGGTTATCTTCCTTCAGCCAGTCATATCCGCCGTCATTCATGATAATCACATCACTGCCGATTATAAAAATGTCGTGTGGCTTCAGCTGTTTATTTATTTTCCACACATATGCACCGGTGCGGTCCTTGATGTTGGTTTTCTGCCAGCCTGTAGGATAAAAAGGCGCCTGTCCAACCTCCATATGTATATGGCTGCCTATGGCACCTGCACTGCCCTCGCGGTAAAACTTTTCGCCCTGTCTGAATATTTTACCCACGGCGATTCCCAGCGTTTTCAGGTCACTGTCATTGATATGCAGCAGCATAAACACCAGCTTTCTGGCGGTGCCGTCTGCACACAGAACCTTTTCAAGTGTTTCAAACCATACGGCGTTGTATTCGCCGTATATTCTTTTCACCACCACATCACATGGCGCATAGGCCCAGTCCTCACCTGTGTCCCTGCCACCGAAATCCAGCGCATAAGAGCCTGTATGGGAATAACTGGTGTAATCCACATTTCCGTTTTCGTATCGGCCATAGCCCTGGGTTACTCGCATATGTTCCATAAAAAACTTACATTTCTGCATCTGCCATACCCTCCAGTTTTTCAACTACCTTATCTCTGATAATCTCCGGCACCTGTTCAATTGTGCGCAGGCCCTTTTTAATCAGTGTCACATAAAGCAATATCATTTACTGCACCCCGCTTTCATACAGCTCGGCCACTGCCAGCTGTGTATTTGTAATATCTTCCGTCAGCTGTTCATACACATTCTGTACCATTTCCAAATAAGTGTAATCCTTAAACGGTGCAATCATTTCGCCTGTGAAAGTTACACCGTCACTGCGTCTCCATGTCTGGCCCAGAGGCACAAAGCGGTATCCCTCAATAAATGCGTTGCACTTGCCGTCAAAAAATGATGTTTCAACACTCTGCACTGTATCAGCTTTTTCGGTTACAGAACACTGAAAATCTTCATTTAAATAAATTGTTCTCATGTCAGTTTACTCCTTATGTAAATTTGATATTTGTCGCTGTACATTGACCTTTATAGTCACTGCTGGTTGTTACATATTTGTATGCCAGATAATAGACACCGGTCAGGCTGCTTATATCATATGTCTGATTTACAGTGGAAGATGTGTTACTACCTGCCGCATGGTTATACTGATAACCGACTGCAAGCGTACCAATGCTTGTATCTGCAAACAAACCTAAATATGCGTTTGTTGCTGTATTGCCACCGGAAACTCTTGACAATGTGGCATTAAGATACATCTGTGAAAAATTTGTCACATCTACTGCCACATATGCATATCCCGTTTTACCTATATCTGAACTAAGCGTTCTTGTTACAATTGTAAGATTTGTTTCAGTTGCAGTTGGTGTAGCAAGCAAAGCTGTCCATTTATCAGAACTATAATCAGTTATATTCGGAACAACTACAATCTCTAAACTTTTCCAAACTCCATCCATATATACTGACATTGTCTTTGCTTCCCATGAACTTCCATCCCACTGATTACAAGCACTTGGATAAACTTTAATGCCATTTTTCTTCAACGCATTAAAATCCGCAGCACTATGCGTACCTGTTTTTATCCACACATCTCCGGTCTGTAATGCTGTACCATCCACCCTTGCTGTTGGCTCTGTTGCTGAAAACTGATATTCGCCAATATCTACATCAGTATTTATCCATATTGTATTTTCTTTCGGTGATGCAGGCTGTGCTGTACCGCCCACAACCTTGAAATTAAGCCCTGCACCACCCTGTTTAAAATTTATGGTTGTACCGTCAAGAATAAATGTATACCATACGCCGCTGGCAAGTTCAATTTCGTTTTCTTCACCACATTTTACATCGCATGCGATCCCATTTACATTCAGTGTGGTATATGTGCCGGATTCAGAACATCTGAATTTTCCGTTTGCACCTGTACCGGTCAATGTACCGGCAGAATATACATAGTAGAAAATACCATTGTCCGCATTGTTTACACAGCCGTCAAGGTTGCTGTCGTATTTTGCAGCCATCATATCACCGGCACCGGAATTGAACACAGCTTTTGCCAGATCTTCTTTTGAAGCCGTATTGTCAACATTTTCATTCAGCACAGGTATTACAACTTTGCGTACTGTTTCCTCCACCTTTTCCTGCATTTCCAGTGCTGACAGGTTCGGCGTGTCTGCCATACCTATAACGCCCACACCCTGCAGGTCAGCATCTGTAATTTTTTTAAGTTTCATTGCTCCTCCTATCTGTAGTATGACCCTGTGGTATATTCAAAACCCATTTCATATATGCCAAAAGGCTCTTCCAAGTTATTGTTTTCCATTCGGAATGCTGTTTTGCCCAGATTTTTCAGTTTTACATTTTTGCTTATCAGTTTCGGGGTCTTGTCAGCAGACCAAGTAAATTTGGACCACACTATTCCCGACCATCTGAAAAATCTGGCTGTTGTGTTGTCTGTGAACACACTCTGCCATATACCTTTTATCTGTGCTGAAAGATTCACTCCAGAAGCAACTGCCGGTGAACAGATAACCCACAGCTTATAAATATTTTTTGACTTATGTGGCGTATCCGCATCAAAATCTGCAGTCTGCCAGTGTGCCTCTATGGCACTTCCCCGGTCCCGGAAACTTTTTATAGAGTCATAGTCTGTAAAAAATCTGCCTGTTCTTCCGCTTTCTGTCACAAAACACAGTCTGTCGTCCTGTACAAACAGCAGTCGCACATTTTCCTCTATGCGCCAGTGATATCCTTCGTACTGATATTTTGAATATTCTTTATCTTCTTCATAGCTTTTCTGCAACGTATCCAGAAGATATATATCATTTCCCAGTGCCAGCACATAAAAGTCGTTGAAAGATACAGCCTGCCCCCGTGACAAATTGTCATGTGCCAGTATGGACGGGTTGATGTAAAAGCTTCTCATCTGTGTAAAGTGCCTGCCCTCTGCTTCACCTTCAGTTATGGCATATACTCCGTTTTCTGTAAGAAACAATGCGTCATTTGCCATATTCACAAAACTGTTTTCAGCCACTGCACCCGGACCCCGCAATGAATTTTCCACCGGATAAGTATAAAAGTTGCTGTCTCCGCCGGAGCATCTGCGCACCGACACATTCATGCCGCCCGCACCGTTTTTCCTGTGCACAAACAGGCTGTCGCCTTTTGCACTGTAGCCGATAACGGTACTGTTGTCGTTGCCGGCAATATCAGTATTTTCAACACCGAAGAAAAACGGATTTTCCAGCTGACAGAACCATTCACGCCCAGGCTGTTCAGGATTGCCGGATAAAAACAATGTGTCCGGTCTGCCACCTGCGCCGAAAATCGAAATAACCGTGCATTTGTCCAGCACAGACCGGTCATCAGCCAGTGTTTTTTCATATGTGATATAAACATTGTCCTCACCTGCTATTCTTGGCAAAGGAGGAGGGTTGTCAAAAGTCACCGTGCCGTTAACTGTGTCCACAGACAAACCATTTCCCTGACTTGCTGTATATGTTGTTCCGTCAGACTTTGTGACAACAGCAGAAACGCTGCTTCCTACTCCGCCCTGTGCCAGCATAAACAGTTTGCTTGTGCCATCACCGGTAAAGCCTTCCCTTCTCCATGGTGTCAACAGGTTTTCCTGTTCATATTTTTTGCCGCCGCCCGCAGCTGTCCTGTGTATGTATATCAGTGGCACATAAGCCATCTCCTGCACCTTCTGTACAGTCTGTCCGTCAAAAGAGACAAAATTTTTACCATCCAGAATATACAGCCTGTTCCCCATCTGTACACTGCGGCTATAATCGTCTGCAGCGCCACTGTAAACAATTTTGCCATCTGCATAATAGGCTGTACCGCTGTGAACAAGACATATTTCCCTGTCATTCAGATTGAGGAAATGCACGCCGTTGACCTTGTCAGTCCATACATCGCTGTCAAACCGGTACCCTGTGCGTTTGCACACTTTGCCCACTTCACTTCGCACCATGTTCAGCGCACTTACCGCACGGGACGGAGACACATTATTGGCCGCATGTGCATAGTCTATGCCTTTAAAGCTGTTATATCTGCAGATGTGTCTGGCTTTGTTGCTGCCATATTTTTCCTTTTTCACATCACACCTCCGCCATAGCAGTCAGCTATCTGTTTTTCTTCTGTGCCGGCTGCTTCCTGCAGCGACCGTATAAACCTGTTTCTCATCACAGCCGCCATATAGTTATTTTCACGGTCTGCAGCAAGATAAGCCGCCACACCATATGGCAGGCAAACGCCGGATATGCGGCTGTGCACATCAACAATCTCGTCCAGAGAAGTTATTGCTTTAATTGTGACGATTTCCTTTATGCCATTTTTTCTCCTCAGCTGATTTTCCGCATGTACTGCTTCTGCAAAGGTAATATTCAGCCACTGCAACACTATCTTTTTGTCAGGGTATGCATCTGCATTTTCACCCAACAGGCTGAAAGCTGTATTTATAATTTCATAGGCTGTCATATAACTCCTTTCTTTATAATTCAGACGGCATTTCTGCCGTCTGATTATATGGGTTCTTATTTTTTATCAGAATGTATGTTCTGTCACTGCAGAATCATAACATCCGTCTTTATGGGCATATACCTTTACGGTTGTGCCTTCGGCTGACGGCACTGCTGCTCCCTGCACAGCTGTCGGTGAATAACGTGGGTCAGTGCCATCTGTAGTATAATAGAATGTTACACCGGATGTAGCACTTGTCACAGCACCTGCTGATGAGACAGCCGGCGCCGCACATACCACACCTTTACCGGATGCTGTGTTAACCTCTGCGTATACACCTCCGCAGCGCGGTGCAAAAACAAAGCAGTCGTAATATTCACGGCCTTCCAGCAGATGGCCGGAGATACCCGGCGGGTCCTTATGCAGCTTTGTCTCGCTCATTTTCACAGGTGCTGTTGCAGCATTTTTATGAACAATCATAAAGTTCAGATTTTTAGGCCAACGGGTTGCAGGTACCTTGATAACTTCCATATTGTCATACTGACCAACCACACCTTTCGCCAGCGCTTCTTTGCCCATTTCCTGCACAGTCATAAATTCTCCTGAATGCTTCAGCAGTTTATAGCCCTCTGTGGAAATATACAGAATTCTGTCATAAGCAGGTACTTCCATATCATCCAGCATAGCTGTTGCACCGCTTATTCTCTCGCAGATATTATCTGAAGTAAGTTCCTCTGTTTTACCAACAATAAAGCCTGCCTTATCTGCCAGTTTCTGCAGAACGTATCTGTCATATTCCGGCACTGCTCTTTCAGCAATCTGCAGCATCAGCATTTTGCCTGCATTTTTTGCATAGTTCTGGTCTGCGTCGTTGCCCTTATCGATTGTAAGCGCAAAACTGCGGTCCTGTGTGAGAGTCAGTTCCTGTATAATGTCCTGCATTTCTGTAGGATTGCCATATCTGTTTGTGCCGTTGCGCTGATAATCGTTCATCGGCACTGTCACAGGTGTCAGCACTCTTACTGTTTTTGCACCTGTAAAGTCAAAATCGTTGTTAAGTTTGCCGGCAACAAGACTTTCCTGCACAAAAGCATTACTTGTCATATCGCTGCCAAGCGTAAAAAGATTTACTGCCATTTAATTTCTCCTTCTCTCCTGTTTAATTACATTTCTGCCATAGCCCGCAGAAAGCCTGCTGCAAAAGGATCCTTTTCCTTTTCGCCACCCTGGCCTGCCAGTGTCAGCGGTTCTGCCTTGTTTTTATTCAGCTTGCTTTTAAGAATTTCGTTTTCCTTTTTCAGTCTGCTGTTTTCCCACTGAATCATCATTTCAGCTACTGACTTACCGCTTTGCAGACCTTCAATAATCTCCTGTGGCAGTTTTGCAATGATATAATCTGCCAGAGCAATTTTATCGATTTCTGCCGGTTTTTCCTGTGGTTCCTGCTGTGCTGTCCACTGCTCCTGTTTTTTCTTTTCTTCCATCTTTTCACCTCCCGCAATATATTTGCACCGGCCTGTCCGGCCATGTATCCTTTTTGCCGTATCGCCTTTGCAACTATATCTTACTGCCGGAAAGCCACTGTTTCATCCCGTCTTTGTACTCCCTTTTTCCTCCTGCGTTTTTCTCCTTTGCCCAATCCGCATATTTTCAGAAAATCAGCACATTATCCCTTTTCTGTCCCCTGTTTGTCCCCTGTATCAGCATGTATAAATTCCCTCCCCCGTCTCTTTTTCTGCAAAATAAAAAAAGCCCGCAGGGCATATCACCCCGCAGGCTTTTCTGTGTAAAAATTTAAAACAATATAAAAAATTGCAAACAAAAAGCGGACAATTACTGTCCGCTAAAAGTTATAAAATCACAAGCCGCTCAATTATTTATATTTACGTTTACGAGCTGCTTCAGCTTTTTTCTTGCGTTTTACGGATGGTTTTTCGTAATGTTCACGTTTGCGAACTTCAGC